ATACCCAATCGGTTAAGTGCTGGGCCAGTCTGTGAATTATTACTATACAGTCGCTACGGTTGCCCCACTTGCCCCCTCCTTCAATATCGGAGGTCATTGGGGGTGTTGGCAGCCCTGCGTACTGGTGGCCGTTAGGGAATGTCCTACGCATTGCTTCTGTTACCGGGTGTGTATTTACAATCGTTGTAACTGAGTTCTTGTGTGAAAAAATCCGCAAGGCAGAAGCCACTTCGTAATGGTATTCGTGCATCCCAGTTTTACCAAGTTTCTTTTGGTCTGTTGTAAGGGAGTTGTACGGGTCGATTAAGCAACCGGTGTACTGCCATTCTTCGAGGATTTCCTCCATTACCCGCAAAAGGTCGAATGCGTTATATAGATTGTTGCTATCTATAAAACGAAAATGCTCATCAATGTAATCAAGGTGGCGATACATCTTGGCCTCCGTTACGTTTTGAATTGGCTCGCAGGAAAGGAACTCGATTAACTTACGCTTCAAGGAGTGTACCTCGTTCTCCGAGGAATATACGAGCCACTTCTTATCGTAATTCATTGTTTGCATAAGCATCAAATAGATAAGCGTATGCGTTTTGCCCACGTTGGCGTGTCCAGTTACAACTACGAACTCGCCGTCTTTGAAACGAAGGAACTCATCAATTACCGGGTGGCCAAGTTTACCGGTGTCGTAGTATTTTCCGCCTCTTGCTCTTTCCAAGAACGGCAATACTTTATCGTTAGAAATTAGGTCAGGGTGTTTCATAGAACAAACGTAAACAAAAAATCAATACAAAAAACTTTAGCACAAAAAAAGCCCCTCCGAAGAGGGGCCGAACCAGTCGCTACTGAAACACCTAAAACGGGCTGGTTTCTTCTGTGCGAGCAGCAAAGTGTTCTTGGTGCGTGGCTCCGTGGGTGCCGGACATCCAAGCGTTAAACTTCTCTGCTAACTCAAAGATTTTCTCTACGGGAATTGTTGACCCTTGGGAAACATAAGCTGCTGACATCTCAACAGCCGACTTTAATGCTACCTGGCGAATAATAGATATAGAACGGTCATCGTTTGCCTTCGGTGTTGAGGGTGTCCAAGCTGGACGGTCTCCACGTTGAATCTTAACGGTACCTTTCTCGTTTTTAGTGTACTCAACCTCGTCACCTACTTTGTAAGGTGGGGTTTCGCTTTTGGCGAATGCGGTTCCAAAGTCTCCGTTATCAAAACGCAGCTCTAACTTGTAGAACTCTTGCCATTGGCCGTTGGGGGTGATGCTTGTAATTTTAGGCATTGTGTAATTCGTTTAATAGGGTTCTTTTTAATACTTCGTTTTCTGCTTCGAGGAACTCCATCTTAGATGCCATCGCCTCGACCCGATGCTGTAAAAACTCAACCATCTGTTGAGCGGATTCTTGCGACCAGTTTGTCCGTGTTGTGTGTTCCATTGGATTAGTTTTAGGTGTTACACAAGGCAAACATACGCAAAAAAATTAACATACAACACCCTTACCAAAAAAAATTACTTGACCGGTGTTTTTTTCTATTTCGTGGTCTCGGCTAATAGTAACCTTAGTTACAAAGTTAGTATTATCGTCTTGGATACCTCCCCACTTGCGTAATGCATCCAGGGCAAACTTAATAGCCATTATACAGTTATCGTTATCGTATCCGTAGTTATGGCGTAGCGTAGCCGTAATGGTTTGGAATCTTGTTTTATCGTATGCTGATAATTGAGTAAGCACCTCCTCGGTAAACTTGTCCTTGGCTTTCTTTCTAACTATCCAATGCTTGGAAGCATAGAACTGATTAAGGGAGGGTACTTTGGATAGCGTTACACTAATCTCTATATCCGCAGCGGGCTGCAAAGGCAGGGTCGAGCTTGTGGACTTCTTTAAGGAGGGTTTGCTCCTGGGCTTTGGCGTAGGCACGGCCTTTGGCATCACAATTAGCGAAAAGAATCGCAACCTCCGATAGAATCAAATCTATCTGCCTCTTGACTTCTGGATTGTTGTAATACGGCATAATCTTCGAGCTGTTTGAGTTCACGTTGTAGGTGTATAATTGCTTTTGTAATATCTTGCTCGGCTGGGTTGCCGTCTTTCTTTCCGGCACGGAGTAGGTAGGCGATTGCTACGCCAAGGTTGTAATTATCGTGGGCAAAGTCCTGCACCACATCAAACGCTTCTATTCCTTTAAACTTGCCTATGTAGTAATCAGGGACGCTCGTCCCAATAGATAAATACTTGGTGGAATCCTTGATGCTCATTTATTAAAGTTTTTCCTTCCTTGCTCCCAGGTGTTGTATTTTCTGAGGGCTGAGGATTCGTTTTCGCTTCTTGGGTAGTCGCAGAATCCAAAATGGTTAAGGAAGGAGTTGGTATAGTCATTAGGAATTTGTTTTAATTCCATTGCAAGATATTTCTTGCGTCGGTCGTTTCGTTCTGTTGCCATATTGCAAACCTAAAAAAGAAAACGATAGGTCTAACCAATGTAGATAACTAAAAAGTTATTAACATTTGTCGGGCGTATGCGCCCAATGCTTATTTTTTACAACTTAGTTAAGTTAACTAACTAACTTAAAACTAAATAACTCTAAACTAACTTAGAACCTAACTTAGTATATTTAAAAAAAAAATTATGAAACTAGAACTTGAAGATGGTTATCTGAGTAGAATTGACAAAGAAAAAATTTTTAAGTCTTACTTAAGGTTTAAGTTTAATCAACTCTTGAACCAAAAAAAAACAAAGTTTGGTAGTTCAATAACCACCAACGACCTAACATTCCCGAGCCATTGCCCAATCCTGGGGATAGAACTTGATTACTTCAACGAGGTAATGGCAGATAATTCACCGTCCATCGACAGGGTAGACCCAGATGCCGGATATACTCCAGGCAACGTGCTTATCGTTTCGATGAAAGCAAACAGAATCAAAATGAACGGTACGCTTGATGAAATTCTAAAAATTGCCGATTACATCAAAAAACATCAAAACAAGTAAATCTGCGTTTAGACGCATTTTATTAGTCAAGTGGTACAATCTATCCAATTTAGATAGATAATGCGTTAGAACGCACCTAAAGTACCTCTATCGCCTTATTAGGACTACGAGCAGCATACCAACTGCAAACAGCATCAGGTATTTCTCCCAATTACCTTTTGCTCTTGTTGTAATTTTGGTGTTAATGTACTTGGTTACTTGCACCGTATCCGGCAAGCACGTCGCTTGCAATCGGATTGTATCAAAGTTCTTAACAAGTTTAATCCGAATGTTGTCCTTTTGGACAACCACGGTATCAACATTGTTAAGCGTGAGCGTATCCCATAAGTTACGTTCCTTGGTTACAATTGTGGTATCCCACCTCGTTTGCCAAACATTAGCACCTTTCTTTACGGCTTTGCGCAAATGCCATTCTGCACTACAACTACCCAGAGCAAGACTCGCAATCAGGATTATCAATAGAGCAAGTAGGGGGTGTGGGTAGTTCTTCGAGTTCATTTAGCCAGTCGTTAAAATTGGACATATTTAGTTTTTCCACCTTTCTTAATTGCTTTTAGGACTTCTCCTTTGTTGTTATTAACGTCGTAGGCAACGTGAATCCACTTCGGTTGTGTATCCGTACCAAATTCCCAAATGAGTTGCTTAAACGGCAGCTTTTTGCGTATGTAATTAAATACAGCAGCCATATCCTCGCATTGAATATCCGCAGCTCTACCGTGTACGTGGTCGCTTGTTGCGCTACCGCCTACGGCAGAGTTTACTAATGGTGAACGAAAACCGCTCGTTACGTTTATCACGCCGAACTTATCCCGTACCGGTTGCAGGACTTTCTGTACCAACAGCTTTAAGTTATTGATTTCTCCCTGGCTTGGATTGTTTGCAATCCCGGTATTCGTGTCCGTAAGCTCGGCAAGTGTAAAGTTTTCAGATAGTTTCATAACGTGTAATAAAACGCACTATTTGTAGTCATTTTGTCCCTTTTAAGCATCATTACGCTTCAAAGTGCAAGTTAATGGTGGATAATTCGGACATTTTCCGAATTACCGACCTTGCCCCCGGTACGGTTTACTCGTCACCCTTTTGTTCTGGCTTTTTGTGTGCCGTCCGAGTTTTCTTTTGGACTTCTTGATTTTTGTTGTTTCCTTCGCCATCTTTGCTCATCATTAACGCAAACCCACCCATAATAAACGCACTAAACTCCGTTAGCGACGCTTTCTCAAACCAAACGAGGATACCCCCGAATGAAATTAAGATAAGCCCTATAACGGTAGTTTTTGGGTTACGGAAGATTCTACTTATCATTTTTAATATCCCTATTCCAACGCCACAAGGTGTACACAAAAGAGGTCAGCATTACAAGCATCCCTGCTATTTGATGCACCTCGGCAATCGTCAATCCTCCAACGGCTAAACTCCAAGACGTTGCTACGGCACTTGAACTATCTGTTTTCATATCTCGAATGGTGCTGGAGGTTGACAGTATTCGGAATCAGGATTCGCTACGCAAAACGCTTGGGCGTACTCCGTATCCAGAGTGTAGCCAAAAGAGTTTACTCCTACGGGATTAGGCCATACCAACGCTGCATCGTAAGCAGCAAGAGCCGTATCCTGCCATACAATATCTACGGCATACAACGGGTCGGTTACCTCGCATACGGGCATACCTTCCGCATTGGTTCCCCATTGCGTACATAGGTGGCCGATTTCTACCACGCAGGAAACGAGGTCTTGGTTCCACACAAGCTCTGTGCCTTCTGGTGTTGTTACTTCTACTTGTATTGCTTGCTTGGCTGTTGCCCAGTCAGCAAATTGGTATTTACGGAATTTCATAGTTTTACAAAATTAAGACCCTCCCACTTGAACTTTGTTATGGGTTTGTCGTGTTTATAGTTTGCATATACTGCTTGTTTCTGAACATCAAAGCGTTCTGCCACCTCCCAAATCTTACCAATAAAGCCAGTTGTAAGTTCCTTGATTAAAATAGCTTTATCTTTTCTTGACTTAACACCATTCAATATTGCTTCATCAGTTGGCCTATATCCAACTTTTGATTCTTTAACCCTTTGGCAAAAGTGTTCGCTTCGTTTCTTGCCAAGCCATTTGCCCTTTTGAGCTTCGCTCATCCTTGCTCTTGATTCGTCGGTGTGTGTGGATATAAACCCATCGCCGCCCAAAGTTTTGTTGCAAAGATTTTCAATCCCTATTTCTTGAATTAAGAACTGCTCTAACTCACAAGCATCTTCTCTTGAAATATCAGAAGCAACAATCTGAACATTACGCCCATACTTGTTATAGGCATTTGTCCAGTGTGCATTTCTGCCAGTGCAGTGATAAGCCCTTTTTTTATTATTGCCGATTCCGACATAAAAAATAGAACCATCCACGGGTTTCCTATGTAGGTACACTATTGCCATATCACAAAGTAGTCAACTCCTGCATCTCGGCGTTGGTTAGGCGGGTCTTGAATAGTAGAATTTGGTTTGTTAAACTATCTGATTCGGCAGCGGTATCTAAATAATTACCACCATATTGAAAGCGTGAAGTAGCGCCCACGTCACCGCTTGTATCTGTGCCAATTTGAACCCCGTCAACGTATAAAACAAAATCATTGTTTTTGTAAGCTCCAGCAATTTTATGTCGTCCATTTGAAAGTGCGACCCCCGCAATATTAACAACATTTGCACCTGCTGTTATTACGTATAGAATAGGGGAATTGTTTGTTTGAAGACCGATAAATATCCAGTTACTTGCTGTCCCGTCACTTATATTCAAACGCACGGGGCTGTCTGTTCTTAAAGTTTTATTTACGTCCATAAACAAAGTACCTTCCGTCTGCCCAATTAGTGAGCTTATCCCCGTCTTACTGGCTGCGTCTGCCCCACGGGTTGCGGATGCTGCAAGCGTTGGAATGTAAGAGGTGGCGTAGGCTCCCGCTTCAACTTGTGCGCCCCAAATAAATAAACCGCTACTTCCATCACCTAAATATGAAGCTGCGTTTGAGTTATTTACCAAGCCAAAAATTAAATTAAACTGCCCGCTACCAGTGGCTTGTTTTAAGAAAGTAACCCTAACATATCCATTTTCAAAATCAGAAAATAAAATGGTAGGGCTTAAAACTGAAGAAATTACGCTTTTATTACTAACGTCAATAATTGCGAAAACATCGCCTCCGAATGCGTCAAAATTAACAAGAGCCCCATACCCTATTCTAATTTTACTTCTTGTATCTGGTTTTACAAATATAGAAAAGGTATAAGTTTGACCGCCAGTTGTGCTAAATGGTAATTGGTTTATGTCGTGAAACGCATTCGATGAATCTTCAACTAATTTATCTGCGCTCATATTTCCATCTGGCGATGTCGCTGAATTTATAGATATTGTAGATTGATTTTTAGACCAAGCCGCATTATTAAACTGCTCCGAGTATAGGGCACTATTCGTCCGCTGTGGCTCCAGCAACAAGCGGGGGCAAGTGCTACCTAAATAGTCAAGACGGGGTACGTTAGCAACTGGGCCAACTGATACGGCTGCGGTGGTGGTGGGTATGTAGTCTGTTGCTATGTCGCCCGTTTCGAGCTGGGCAAAGGCAAATAGTAAATTAGCAGCTGAATTGTCTGAAGCGTTTGTAATTCCAACGCCTACCGCACCAGTACCAGTAAAAGAAAAAGAATAGCGAGTCCAAGTTGAAGTAGCCGTTAAATTTGCGCTAAACGATGTTGCTCCATTTGCAAAAAAACGAAAGTTATTTCCTCCTCCATTTGATTTTACATAAAATGAAACAGTCGCTATGTTTGAAGTGCCGACGTTTTGGTAAAAATACCTACCAGTTCCAGCAGTCCAAGTCACATTTGCTGCGGTTGTTCCGCCATTTGGGTCGGTTGCAGAAGTTGAGACCTTTGTTGTATCAATAGTTAACCAAGCTGCATTTGCAAATGCTTGCGAGTATGTGTACAAATTAGTCCGCACCTTCTCAATCAGCCCCGCAGAATTTACACGAGTAGCCGTATCCCCTGTACGGGTGAACGCTAAATCCCCTGAGCCATCTGTTGGCTTCTCGGCATATACCTTGCTTGTCTTGTATCCGCTTGGTATAACCACCAGCGAAGCATCGTCGTAAAAACTACTCATTAGTTAAAATTTAAGGCGTCAATTGCATTTACCAAACACTCGTACCCTTCGGTAGTTCCGCTATCGGCGGCAACACGAGCAACATACGCATCCGCATATATATAAGCATTACCAAAGCAAGTAGGTACGTCACCTATTGCCCGTGTATTGTAATCCTCGTCTCCCCAATTTGAGGAGCAGTAGATATTACCCCAACCGATGCTATTTGCCATTTTCCAGGTACTTTTTTAATTTAATTAGATTCTCGGTTTTTACTTTATAGAACCCACGAGGCCGGGCGGGAATCTCGGTCTGGGTAGA